CTCTACCATTTTGGTTTTCAGCAGATGCTCTTTGTAGAATACCCTTTACTAAGGTTCTTCCTCCTTCATCTTCATTTACCTTACCTTCAAATAGGTTTGTTTCTATTAAGAGTGATTTCATTCTATATTCTTATTTTTTAGATTCCATTTTGCTTCTAATTTTAGAAGCCATTGTACCTAATTGAGATTTATCAATACCTAATCCATCAACTACCTGTGCTACCAATTGTAATTTTTGTGTAGGGTTTAATTTTGCATCTTTGATTTTATCAATTGCCTGTACTAATTTTGTTTTAATAGCAGATGGTATAGTTGCATTTGGTAATTCCATAGCTACCGATTCATTCTTACCAGCTCTTAAATCTGCTAAATCATCTGCTTCAATATCACCATCCTTATCCACATCTAATTTATGTTGGCCACCTTTCAATTCTTCATTCTTCTCACCTTTACCATTCCAAGCAGTATCAATTTTATTGAAGAATGCTTTCTTTTCATCATCAGTCATATCGTTGATACCTTTACCTGCTTTATCTAAAGCCTTTTGAAAGAATGCTTGATATTCTGATTCTTCAGTCATTACTTCTTTAACTAATTCTTTTAGTCTTTCTTTAGTGATTTTCATACTTTCTTTTTTATTTGGTAGACCTTTATGCGATGTAGATGCGAAATCTTTAGCTGCTTTTTTAGTCATACTATCTGCTGCCTTTTCAACTTCTTTTGATGGGGCTTCCATGTCTCCTTTTTGTACTGCATGTACCATTCCCATAAATCGTTGCTGTGCTTTTGATTGTGCTGGCATATTATAAAGTTCTAATTTTTTCTGAAAGATTCATTAATCTTTCTTTTATTTTATGTAAACTCTTATTTGTTCTTTTGTAATAATCATCTCTCTTAACACCATTCTCATTCTTTATCTTAGAGTACCAATTAACAAATTTTTCTACTTCACCTAATTGTTGTTTGATAGATGTGATACCTTTGCTCATTTTAGCTTTAGGAGAACCATCTTCTTTTTTAATTGCTAACCAACGATTTTCGTTTAAACTAGCTTCTTCATCATCCTTTGCTAATATCATACCACTCTTATCAGCAATTTCACCAGAATCACTGCAATCAACCGCAGTTGGTTTAATTTCTAATGGTTTTTTAGAATCAGCAGGTACATCGTTTTTTAACCAATCTTTAGCTTCTTCCAAATCATCAACAACATCACCACCAGACACATTAGCTAATCTTTTATTTTTCTTTGCAGTTTGACCAGGCTTAGAAAACGCAGCAGGTGTATTATATCCAGCTACATTACCAGTTACAGACATTTCTTCCAATTCTTTTTCAGCTTGGATTTCTTTAACTATACTTCTGATTATTTCTTTTAATCTAGCTTCCATTATTTTACTTTAGATTTTAATTCTTTAATTAGCTCATATGAAAGCATAATAGATGAAACCTGCCCATCGGATATACTCTTACCAATTTTCATTTTTTCTAAAACAGAAATAGTTTCAGATAATTTGATAGTAGTTACTTTATCTTGGATTTTAGCTTTGATTGATTTCAATTCAGCTACAATTTTTGGTAATTCTACTGAAAGATAATCTTTGAATTTAGATGTATTTGAAATATTGTTAATGTATTCTTTTAACAAATTCTTTTGATTACTATCTAAGTTAGTATATTTTTTATTGAAAGTTTCAACAAGTATTTTATAGGTTAATAAACGTAGGTCTTTGTCTTGTTGCTTATAGGATTCAATTAATTTAGTATCTTCTATTTTGTTAGTTTTAGTAGATGGTCTAGCTATAATGTTTTCAATTAAGGTTACTTTTGAATTGAATATATCCTTAATATCGTAGTTTTCGGACTTCTTAGATTCAAATACTTTATATATTGAAGCTAATACTTTGTAGTTAGTTATAGGAGATGAAAGGAATTGTTCTAATTCAAATTTCTCATTAATTTGCTTAATAAGATTGTATTTTTCTTTTGCAAGTTTAGTTTCATTCAATTTAGCATGTGCTTGAGATACAGTATCTACAAACATTTCTGCTTTACTTTCAGAATTATATTTTTCTTTTAATAATAAATCATAAAGACGTAATTCTTTATTTAATTCAGTACCAGACGCAAAGAATTCTTTTACAATGTTTTTTGCGTTTTCAGTTTTATCACCGTTAAGTACTTCCAATGTTATTTGTCTTACCAAAAGCTCAAACAACACTCCGGTATTCTTAACCTTAGAATGTTTTATTTTTTTCATTTATTTCCCTATAATTTAACCTATGTCTATAAACTAACACATATAAATATAAACTTTTTAATGTTTATTAAAATTTGGTGTCATCTAATATATTTTTTTCATCCAAAAGGTCCGATTTTTGTGTTTTTTCGTTTAAAATCTTCTTTTTTGCTGAAATTCCGTTTATATATTCTCTTGCTAGCTTTTTACTTGATTCAATTGAACGAGTATCCCTTTTACGTTCTTTTTCATTTTCTTTATTTCCCAAAGGGTCTCTACCATATGGGTGCTTATCCTTACCATATGTATTACCTTCTCTTGGTCTACCACCTTTATCTACAATCTCTTGCTTCATCTTTTCAATCTCCTCCTCTACATTAGTTTGTGCCGGTGGGTTTGCTGGGTCTTGTCCTTGCTGTTCTATTGATGTATAACGGAAACGGTCTTTAAGGTCTAATATCATTTTAGCTCTCTCCATATCCATTTCTTCCTCACTCATACCAAAAACATTATGATATGCCCAATCGGTAGATAACATATTTAAGTTCTTAAGGTCAGATGCTAATCTAACTTTCTCACTCCATAAGTTTACCTTCTCTTGCTCATATATTGTAGATGAGTTAGTTAAAGTAAGTTGGAAGTTTGTCATTTCAGAATCATCTATACCTTGTCCAGCTAAGTGAACAATTGCTATCTTATATAATTCACTAACGATTGTTCTTTGAATTCTTTCAATAGTTCTAGCAAAACGAACATCTTCTGCAGCTAATGTAGCTTTACCATTAACGTTCTCATCATAAGATAAGTAAGCCTTTGGAACTTTTAATGCTGCAAATAATTTAGCTTTTAAGTAATCAATATCTTCAACTGCTGCATATTCTAATCCTTGCAAGTTTTCAATTGATGTACCACTATCTCCCCCTCTAACAGGTAAGAAGAAATCTTCAGTAAGATTCTGAATATTATATTTTAAGTTGTAATCTCCACTATTTTTATCAACAAACGGAGTTTTCTTCATTTTGTTGATAATCTTTTGCATATAGTTATCAACCTCTTGCGGGTTAATATTACCAATATCAATTTTGAACACTCTCTTTTCAGGTGCTCTCATAATACGATGGATTAACATCGCATCTTCCATAAGGGATAATTGTTTCCAAACTCTACGACCATTTTCAATCATAGCCTTACCATATGGTAGGAAGTTTGTATCTGATAATAAACGGAAATGAGCCATTTCATAGTTCTCATATTCCTTTTTACCAAATCTATCTAATTCAACTTTAAACTTAACATAGTTTTGATTAGCCGGGTCAGTACCTTCTAATCTTTCAGTATTATATACAGAATATGGAGTTACATTAACAATACCTTTTCCTTCAGCAATTTCTAATGCTAAAAAGAAATCACCATATTTTACCAAGTTTCTTACCCAAGGCCATAAATTAAATTCAATATTAATAATATCATAAAAAAGATTATGAAGTATTGCACTTACATTCTCATTTGATGATTTAATTGCTAATACATCACCATATTCATTCTTTGTAGTAGATTCATCAGCGTAAATATCCAATGCCGATGCTATAATTGGGTCATTATCCATAGCATCGTAATCTCTAAAAAGTTCTCTACGAACCTGATGATATGCCATTGATTGTGCACCCTGATTAGTCTCATAGTAAGACCTTTGTAACTTTGTATATCTATCTCTAAGATTTACGAAGTTTGTATTCATTTGGCGTTCATCCGTATCAACAACTTTACGCTTACCATCTTTATCAACGGTTACGATTGCGTTTGATGCAAATAATTTCTTTAATCTACCAAAAAAACTCCTGTCATCTAATTCTTGTTCTGCCATAATTTATTTACCATTTTCTACAAGACCAATATCTTGCTTTTGTTCTAGGACCAGGATTATCACAATTGTGTCTTGCTCTGAAGGATTTTCTTCTGTCAGGATTAGACTTCTTAATTCTCATTGTTTTATCTCCGAAGTTTACCTTAATTACCTTTCCTGTTTTTGGGTTTTTAACATAAACCTTAAACTTTTTAACATCACCCTGCATTGGTTTACCTAACTTTACATCTCTACCTTGATATTCAGCTTCGTAAACACAATTACAATTAGCTTCTTCTAATTGAGTTGAGTATGCTTTTAAGAAGTTTACGAAATCATCCATATCTTCTTGCTCTACATCCAATTCATCATAATCATCAATTGGATTGTCATGTGGGGTATCTCCTTTAGAATATGCGTTATCTACATATTCATCTTCATTAAGGATTGATTTAAGTTTAATCATAGAATTTCTATTTTGACATTATTATATAACATAAATATCGTAAAATATCAAAATCCTACAACCATTGGGATAAATCTTCAAAATTATCACCAACTCTCATTTTCCAAGGGTTATCATCCATAGTAGCACCTCCACCATAAATACCAGTATAGGTATTTGATGTAATACCACCAACTGCGCTTTTTGTCAAATCAATACCCTCTTGTCTTAACCTAAGTGCAGTATCTCTAACCCACAATCCAATTGAAAATGCCATCACCAAGTCATCATTATAACCTTTCATAGCTTCTGCTCTACCATTCATATAGATAAATGTAAATAACTCATCTATTAAACGAGTAGAACGAACTATAACTGATTTTTCTCTAAAGTAATCAGTTAATTTAGATATAATTAAAGGTCTAGTTTTAGAAGTGGTTGAAAAACCAGCCACCAATCCCCTTTCTTCAGCTCTATATTTGTTTGTCATTTGGTTTTCAACATCAATATATCGCAAATCCTTACTCATATAGAATAAGTTTTTATATCCTCTATCAATTACTTGCTGAATTGTTGCCCAACCAATGTTTGCGTTCTCCACCACAAGTAAAGCATCGTTATATTCAGTTGAAAGTGCTACTAAAAAGTTTCCAAAGTCTTTTGTATCAACCTTACCTTTATATTCAGCCACTTGAACTGAATTAACTATATCAATTACATGACATGTTGAATAGTCACCACCATCACCTCTAGCCACATCGGCCACAACCATATACGATTTGTTATAATCAGGGTGTTCCCATTTCCAAAGGTTTCCATCAAATCCACCTTTCTCTATTGGGTCCTGAATGTATGTTTCTTTATAGAACATTAAGGTTTCCGGTTCAATTACAGTTTCACCAGAAGATACGAAATCACAATCACACTCTTGAGCTGCTTTTTTTTGTCCTAATAATTTCTCTTGCTCATCTCTCCATCGTTGGTCTCTTTCAGGATGTACGGTCCAATGTAAACGGATTGTATTGAATGGGTTTCTACTTTCCTCAGCTCCTAACCAAGTTTGGTGAAACCAATTACCCACACCATTTGGAGTAGAAAGGGCGATACAACTACCACCCGTTGAAAGTGTTGATTGAGCTGCCACCCAAATCTCATCAATATCATCAATGAAGGCGGCCTCATCAAATATTAGAAGTGATAATGCTTCAGAACGTCCTGCATCAGGAGATGAAGCAATAGCCTTAATTTGAGAACCATTTGTTAAACGAAGTGAAAGTTTGTTATCTTCCATAGAACCTCCTTTAAGCCAACTAGGAAGTAATTCATGCATTACTCTCACCTTTGTTACTAAGTTCTTTGCAACATCTTGCTTTGTTGCAATAACCAATACGTTAAAATCCGAATTGAATATCATTTTCCAAAGTGCATATCCAGCCGAAAGGGTAGATATACCAGTTTGACGTGATTTTAATACTATATTAAATCTATTATCTTTAAATTGAGTCAATGTTGCCTCTTGAAACGGAAATAGATGAAAAGGTATTTTACCTCTCACCGGATGCTGAATCATACAATACTTCTTCATAAAGTGAATCGGGTCTACCGCACACTTTTTGTATTCTTCTGCGATTATTTCTTTTAGGGATTTTTTAGGTGCTATTGATGTACTCATACTAATCCTTAAGTGGTCTTACTAAATCGTAATTTTTATCTTTTAATTTTTCGTAAGCTTCGTTTCTTAGTTGTGTAGCTTGTTCAATTTCTTTTTCAAAATTAACAATATCTAAAAGTATTTCTGCTTTAAGTTCTTCAACATCCCTTTCCATACTCCAAGTTTCAATTTTACCATCTTCTTGAACCACTTCGTATGTTTGTTTTGCATCTCTATAAGCTTGTTTAAATTGAGCTACTATATCATTACCATGTGCAATCATATTGGAATATATTTTATAATCTTCATATGCTTCCCACAAACCATCTAATTTTATTTGAGCTTCTCTCAACGTAAGACAATGTAAACAATATCCAGTCTTAGATATTAGTTTCTTATCAACTCTACCTATTTTGATTGTTTTACAATTATCAGATTTACAGCTATTCAACTTATCTAAATAAGCTCTAGTTTCAGCCATAATATCACCCAATTCAGAAACTTCTATTTTACCGGCTTCATATTGTTCCCAAGACCTACCTTTATCATCAGTCCATCTTTCACCAACTTCTCTTTTTATATTCTCCTTATCTGCACCAGAAAATGATATTTGGGTATTTTTTTCGTATTCACCACCAGTCAATACCATATCCACCAACTTTCTACGAGTTGGATGCATAAACTTTTTATTGAATTCCTTTGCCATATTACTTACGATATATTTGTATATATAAGTATATCAAAATTCAAAAAACGATTAACTATCAAAGAAAATACCTAAAATTTGATTTAAGGGTGCAAATGCACCTGTTAATTTGTAAGTGTTACCACCATAGACAAATACAATACCCTCATTTGGTACAATTTTATCAAATCCACCCAAAGCGTTTAATCTTTGTAACTCTAATTTAAGTTTTTCAATTTTCTTAGGGTCACCACTTGCTTTTACTTGAGCTATTGTTGATTGTAAACGAGCTACCATTTGTCTTTTAGCAGAATCAGGATTTGCAGTAAGTACTGATTCCATAAACGATAATACATCAGCTCCAACTCCTAAGAATATTTCCTCAAATCTCATTAGATTTTGCTTTGATATCTTTTGTTGGTCTTGCTTATCAGTTTGTTCAGCCCATGCCCTCAATTTAGGGTCTTGTATTGTTGCTATTCTAAATGTTTTATCTCCAAATGCCCATCTCTTTACCAATCCTATTTTTTCTTGTGCATCTAATTTTTTTGCGTTTTTTTCCACAAATTTACCCCACCATGCCTGATGATAATCAGCCACACCATCACTATCCGCAAGTGCAAATTCAGATTGTAATTTAGAAATCATTCCTAAATACTTTCCTTGCAATTTTGAAAGGTTTTCTGATTTAGGAAGTTTATTCATTGGTGGTCCTTGTATTGTGTACTTAGATTGTACATGTGCATTTACTTGCTTAATCATTCCACCCAATATAGATGCCGCTTGTTGATTCTCACCTACGATAGTACCATCCATATCGTAATCAAAAGTACCATGAAACACTAATAGCGGTTGATTGTAGGGGATTACGTTTACAGACGTTGGATATATTACTTCCAAATTCATAAACGAACTACCATCCTTAAAAATCTTCTTACGTTGAGGTTCGGATAGTGCTGCGATTGCTTTAGATAAATCCTGCATAGCGAAGTTGTAAGCATCGGTTAATCCACCTCTACCAGCAAACTTATCTGCTACCTGTCCTATTGTCATAGCACCAGCTCCTTTGTTCTTTAGGTGTGATTTGTTACGAGCTGCAACTAATCTACCATTTACCCAACTAACTGCCAATGCCTGCCCATCAGTCTTCTCTCTTGCCAATTCTAAATCACCATTTAGGGCTCTTACTACAATTTGTTTTAAATCACCAAATGTTAAACCCATTTCAATATCAAATGGATGTGCCATATGTCCATACGCCCCACCTTCTAATAATATTGATTCGTTTGTTGGCTTTTCTATTTTAGCTAACTTTTCATAATAGTTTATATCTTCCCATAGGTGGTCCATAGCGATTTCAGTTGCAATGCGAACATCAGTTGTATGTTCCATTTCAACTTTAATACCTTTCATTAATTTAGGTTTGATATATTCTTTTGCATATTGCTTTGGGTCATAGTATCCTTTCTCATCGTACTTCTTAGCCAAATCAATTATAGTTTTTCCTTTTGCTAAACCACCAGGAATTTTATCTTCATCAATTTCTTCATATCCACTCATTCCTTTGTTATTAAGTTTCTTACTAACCTTCTTAACATCATCGGCTTTTGGTGCCCCATTAATATATCCACCCGGTAAACTTAAACCAACACCAGCTCCGCCAGGCAATCCCATTTCATCTATTATTGAATCTAAATCAGAAACTATTTCTTTTATATCTTCTTTTGATATTATTGTATCTTTTTGATTATCAGGCATTTCCCAGAATCTTTTAGGTTTTTCGTTAGGATTTTCTCTATATGCATCTTGCCAGTCCTCTACTTTGAATGGGTCATCAGCTGGATTCAATGTGCTTTGAACTACATTCTTAAGTTTATAGTATGCTTTTCTGAATTGCGTTTCAGTATCTTTTGATTTACCTCTACCTCTCATAGCGTCAGCTTTTGGAGTATCCATTTGAGTATATCCACCTTGAGCGTACCAATTTTCAGGCTTAGCTGTGTTTAATACTCTAGGTTGTCCATCTGCTACAAATGATGTATCAGGTTCGTCAGTTCCACTAAACCCACTATTTGATGCCGTTTCTTTTAAATTTTCTTTTTTAGGTATTCTGAATGTTACTGCTTTTTTACCATTGATTGTTGGCATTCCCCATTCATCTTCACCTATTGATTTAACAAGTACTTTTTTGTTTTTGAATTTACCCATCAATAGAGTATCACCAACTTTTACATTTAATTTAATTTCTTCATTGATACACTCTTTAAGTTTTTTCAACTTAAGAGTAATCATTTTGAATATTTGGTCATCAAACTTTGGATATGCTTTTGTAAAATTTTTCTTTCTTTCAGCTTCACTACCAGCACTTAACCAATAACGAACATCAGTACCACTAATAGGATTTGCTGTTGCTGGCGAAGCGTACACATATCCTTTATCTAAATAAGGTTCTGTTACCTTTCCTTTATATGGTGTGAAGTATTTACCTTTTAAACGATTTTCATCTTTTTCACCAACTACAGTTATAAAACCAGTAGTATCCTCATCGTATTTATTTAGAATTTCTTCAGGTGCATAAGGATTTTTAATATTAACAATTTTGTTTGATGGAATACCAAACATATTTGTCATTATTACTTTCTTTTCCTTAAAATTAAATGGAGATTTTTTTGAATCGGTAACATTAGAAGTTCCGATATATACACTATCCTTACCGAATTTGCGTACTAAGTTTTCATAAGTTGCGTAATGCCCCTTATGAAATGGTTGAAAGCGGCCCGAATAAACAACCACCACAGTGTCTATCTTAGCCGCCTCTCCCAATATTGTTTCTACTAAAAAGTTTGATAATCCGTTCATTATATAGTTCTTGCTATATAAATATTGGATATTATTGTTTTGTTACTTTTGTACCACCAGATTGTGCTTGTTGAGCTTGTTGCTCAGCAAGTTGCTTTCTAGTAGGTGCACCTGGCTGATATTGAACCGTACCATCCGTTAAATTTATTCTACCTTGTGGGTATTTCTCATCTAATGAATCTACTAATTCTTTAAGTTGTAGATTTGTTGCTTTAAACTCATCTTCTGTTCTTTCAGCTAATTCGTTTAATCTTAACATTTCATCTTCTATTTCCTTTTTTCTAATATAGATTTGTCCAAAATCAGCTACATAAAGATTTGATTTTTGTTGTAATTCTAAAATAGTATTAAACAAATTTTCATCTAACTTAACTGTTTCAATTTCTATTGTTTGTTTTTGTGGAATGTTATCTAATCCTGCCATAAATTTGTTTTTTATTGTTTATATATATATAAGTATATCGTTTTTTTATTTTTATAGAAATTTTTGTAATTGAGTTATTACCATTTCTGAAGTTATTGATTTAGTACATTCAAATTGTCTTTCCGTTCCTTTATGGTCAGGACACCAATTCCAATCACCACCATCCAACCTAACTCTATTAAAACAACCCTCACATTTTCCCTTTGGTGCTGCAATTCGTACACAATCTTTCATTTCAGCCCAATCATATGAGAATCCACTAATTAATACAGTTGGCACATCCAATGCCCAGCTTAACCAACTCAATCCACTACCAATACCAATAAATGCTTTTGATTTTTTTAATTCATCCATAACTAACTCAATAGGTCCGTTTGGATGTTGAATGATTCCTGTTGGTAATTTATTTCCCATATAATCATCACCCTCTTTGGATATTAATCTAACTACATATCCTCTATCTTTTAACCAATTAACTACATCTTGCCATCCATTTGGATTATTCCAAAATTTAGATTGTGCAGTTCCGAATATACCAATACATACTTGCTTTAAGTCGTGGTCTTGTTTAACAGGTCTTTCTTTTATCTTTGGTTTTATTTCTTCATATTCCAATCCTAAAATATCAGAACACATTTTTTGTAAAGTAACTGATTTTGGGTCCGTTGGATTTTTAAGTCCATTTATAGAATTATCATCATTATAGTACAATCCAATTGCGTACATTGCATATAAATTATGAACTTCAATACCCGGATTAGAAAATTGTATATTTGGATAATTGTCTATAAACATATCATTCATAAATGTAGATACAACCAACTCACACTCATGTCTTTTTCTAAATTCCTCTAAATACGGAAACCATGCTAAACTATCACCTAACGCTTTTGAATCCAATGCAATATAAACTCTCTTACCTTTTGCATTATATACCGATTCATGCCATAACTTACCATCTTCGTATATTTCAACTCTCCATTCAATAAAGTACTCAACACCACACTTACACCAACAATTTGTACCTATTGTATTTTCATAAAAAACTTTATTGGTTTTGTTATCAATAAATTTTATTTTATATTGAGCTTGTTTAGGTCCTACTATTTCAACATAAGGTCCTCTTATAAAATGTAGGATTAGTCTATTCTTAACTTCTACTATATTGTTTTCGTTTTTCTTTAAATTATTATAAATCATTAACTCCAAGTTTTAACTGTTTCATCTAATAGAGAATATCCCTCTGCTTGCTTACTATA